AGGCGGCCGAGACGTGCGCGTTCGGTGCTGACATTCCACGCCGCATCCGCGCTCTGCCGCCCGAGGAGGTCACATGACGCGCGTGTCCGACCTCGCCGGGCTGATAGCTGCGTGCGAATCGGCGCTGAAAGCGCAGGCCATCGATTGCTACTGCGACGGCGACGAAGGCGAGGTCGGCGAGCACGAAGAGGACTGCGCCCGCGTTGCTGTCCACGACGCGCTAGAAGCGGTGAAGCGGGCTGCCCCCCCCCTCGCAGAGGACGGGGAGCTGGTCAAGGAGGACGGCGCCGGCAAGGTGACCATTCGCGCCGTTCTCGCGGCCCTGGACGCGCGGCTCGAGGTGAAGCCGTGAAGCCAGGACACCCGGCGTTCGCGCTCGGGTGGCGCCTGTACCGCTTCTCAGTCCTCACCGGCGTACCCGCCATCGGGAAGCAAACGAGTACCGGTTTCCACTGGCACTACGACTCAAGATCTCGGGCGAATGAATAGGGTTGACCGCCAATCCCGGCCCGCAGTGGCGAGACCGGAGATCTACGAGGCAGGCCACGGGCCTCGCTGCCTCTGGCGTACGTCGCCCCGCTCGATCACATAGGAGCCGGTAGCGCTGGCCCGAGGACGGGCGCCTGCTGCCTCCGAACTGGACCCCCAACAGATCGGCCCGTCGTGTGTGACAAAGTTTCAATTCTTTTTGAACGTTCTGAAAGAAGTGAAACGTGGTAGCCTAGGTACCCGTGGACAGATACGCGGAACGCCTCCGGGCCCTGACGCGCATCGTGCCGCCGGACGGCGACGCGCGCTGGTTGCCCGTGGGCGGTCTTCATCGCGGCACTTATCCGCGAGCGGCGAATGTTGGAGAGGCTCGACCGTGAAGGTCGCAGTAGGCGCCGTGACGGTGATGCGGTTCCCCGATGATCAGTCCCCCATCCCTGCCGTGGCCAAGGTCGTGGCCATCCGTGGTGAGCAAGCCCTCGTCCGCAAGCGGTCCCGGGGTGGGATGAGCAGGTGGGCGAAGCCTCGGTGGTCCCCGCTGGCCAACGTCGCCCGCCTTGCGACCGACCGAGAAGAGCGAGCGGGGTATCCGATAGACCCGGTGCCCCACAACATGGCCACGTCGAAACAGGAAGCACGCCATGAAAGCACGTTCCGCGAAGCTGGTTGAGGGACTACTCGAAGGCCGATCTGTCCGTGAGGTAGCCGACGAGATCGGCGTCTCTCGGCGTCACGCTTTCCGATTGCTCGCAGAGCCCGGCGTCAGGGAACGTCTCGACCAGGCAACGGAGCAGATGGTGCAGGGAGCAACGCGCACCCTGCGACGAGGGGCAGAGAGCGCGGCGCAGATGCTCATTGACATGGCCGAGGGCCGCAGGTGGGCCGATCCCGGCCGGGTATCAGCGTGCAAGGCTATCCTGGCCGCCGCGGGCGTCGCCAAGGGCGAGGAGTCGGACCGCATCAAGCGCGCGGTCGAGGAGCGCTTGCAGCAGCTCGTTGCAGACGCAGAGGCGCGGGCGCTCGCCACGCCGCCAGATCCCCCACGCCTCCTGACGGCGGTGGCGAAGTGAGCGCCCTCGACGACGTGACGGCACTACTCAGTGGCCTCCCGGAGGACGAGCGCCGGGATGTGTTAAACGAGCTCGCCAAGCGCTTCGACCGCGAGTTCTACATGGCCGCCTGGCGCTGGACGCACCGACACGAGATCGCCAACGCGCTCGCGGCCCGAGCGGCGACATGACGCAACGCGATGAGAGGGACACTGTCCCCCCCTCGCAGGGCTCTGAGGCCGGCGGGACGCCCAGCCGAGCAGGAGGACGCGCGGTTCATCGTCGAGACCACGGCCAAGGTTCGGCAGCCCCGGCGGATGCCGTGGACAGCGTGGGCGGCCCTGGCGGTACCGGAGGCGTCACGGCGCCTGGCGGTGGGACGCGCGTTCGTGGCCGAAGCGGCCGGGGCGCTACTGGGATTCGTGCTGGCGAACGAGGGAGGCTCGGTGGAGATGCTCTACGTCAAGCGCGGCTTCCGCGGCCTCGGCATCGGGAAGGATTTGTTGGCCGCTCTCGGGGACAAGCCGATCGTCGCGCGCGCGCCGACGCCTTCGTGGCGGGCCTGGACGGCTAAACGCGGCATCCGCTGGCGAGCCCCCGACGGGCCGCCGCAGGGCATTCGCGGCCAGCAGCTTGGGAACAATGCCAGGTCGATGGCAGCCCTCCAGGTCGCGATCGACCGGTACGAGGCCGGCGAGTTCGACTGATGTCCCTCGAGGAGCTCGCCGCCCGGTACGTCAGGGCGCGCGGGAGCGCAGGCAGCGGGGCCTATGAGCGATTCCGCGCCATCCTGGGGCCCGACCAGCTCTCGCTGCTCGACGACCCCGCCACGCTCGTCTCCGCTCACCCCGGACGGCGTAGCGGGAAGACCACCGCCGTCATCGGGAAGACGCTGCAGAAGTTCGAGCAGCGGGCGACGGCCAAGGTCTTCTACTTCGCCCCCACTGGGGAACAGGGCGTGGACATCCTGTGGGAGACGCTGCAGACCTACAACCGCGACCTGGACCTTGGGCTCCGTGAGCACTGGTCAGACCGCTGGTGGACGCGGGGACAGCGGCGGCTCGAGGTGTTCAGCTTCCACGACCGGGACGACGTGGAGCGGGCCCGGGGGCGGTGGGCGGACTTCGTGGACGTCGACGAGGCGCAGCTCGCCCCCGACTGGTTCACGAAGAAGTTCGTGTCGGCCATCCTCCCGGTGATCGTCGACTACCAGGGCCAGGCATGGGCCACCGGGACCCCTGGAGAAGTCGCCGACGGGTTCTTCTTCGAAGCCTGCCACGACGTGCAGAAGTGGAGCGCCGACCACCACTGGACCGCGAATCAGAATCCGTTCTTCATGCGGCAGGGGCGCGACGTCCTCGCCGAGCAGCTGGCCCTTCACCACTGGACGCCCGACAACACGACGTTCCGGCGTGAGTGGAAGGGCGAGTGGGTCGTCGACCCCGACGCGCTCGTGTACTACATCCCCGACGAGGCGGTCAGGACCGTGGTCGGGCCCTGGTACGGCAACATCATCGGGCTCGACCTCGGGTGGAAGGACCACGACGCGATCGGCGTGGTCGGCGTAGGGCCGCTGCGGCAGTGGTCGCACCTCCGGCACATGGAGACGAAGGGCCAGCAGACCAACCACCAGCTGTTCCGGCGCATCCTGGACCTCGCCCCGGCGTTCACTGGCCCGGCAGGCGCATCGGGGCAGCCGTGCCCCATCGTCGTCTACGACCCCGCGGGACACGCCACGCGGAAGACCATCGAGACCTTCAGGACGGACGCCCCGCAGATCATGTGGGTGGAGGCCGACAAGAAGGAGAAGGTGCAGGCCATCGAGTGGCTCAACAATGATCTCCGCGAGGGGACGCACACGGTGGAGGCTGGCTGCTCGATGATTCGGGAGGCGAAGCGGCTACGCTGGAAGCGGCCCGGGAAGCTGGCCGAGGACGCCGACCACTCGGACCAGGGGGACGGGTGGCTCTATCCCTGGCGGTACGCGCGAGATCTCTTGCGGAAGCTGCCGAAAAAAGCCACCGCTGCCGAGGTGACTCCGTTCGACCAGCACCTGAAGGCGATGCGCGAGGCGGAAGAGCGCGGCGTCGTCGGCGGGCCCTGGGGCGCTCGCCTGAAAGGCATCCGATGACGCTCACACTCGACGACACGCAGGCCAAGGCGCTCTTGCAGCTCCTCAACGGCCGGCACCAGTACAACGCCGGCCTAGACCCGGTGTGGATGCGCTCCCTTGACACCATCACCGAGCAGGTCCACGGCGCGGTGGTCGCGGCCCACGAAGGCGCGCAAAAGGCGCACGCGGCGTTCCTGGCCGGCAAGTCCGAGCCCGAGAACACCAAGGGCTTCGACGTGGAGACGCCGAGTGAGTAGGCGTTACACGATGCTCTTCGTCTGCGAGCACTGGGACGCGCCGCGAGAAGACCCGTGTCCCCTCGGCTGCAACAGCCCCGGCCCCATCAGCGAGCCATTCCGCGGCGACCTCATCCGACGGGACTTCGTCGATGGCGCGTTCGCTCAGGCACGAGCGAACGGCAACCCCGACGTGCGCGAGGTGATCGCCTACAACCGCGGCTCGACGCCGTGGCAGGCGACCCCTCCGGGGGTTTGGTAGGGCGTGCCGCTCCTGCCGGGTAAGAGCCGGGCCACCATCTCGTCGAACATCGGCGAGGCGATCAGCTCCGGCACGCCGCGCGCGCAAGCCGCGGCCGAAGCGTTCGCGCAGGCCCGGAAGAGCGGCCTCAAGGACCCGGGCTACGGCAAGCGCAAGAAGCGGAAGACGCCGTGACAACCTCGGTGGTCAACTCGGGCGTCACCGGCGGCACGCCCTGGTTCGCCGAGAAGAATGACGTCGCCGCCGCGCTCCAGGCCCAGGTCGACGTCCTCGAACGCTCGCCCTACGAGTCCACCCGCCGGCAGCAGCTGCTCTACGACTGCGAGTTCTACCTCGGCCAGCCGCTCTCCTCGCTCTACGAGCTGAACTTCGCCAGCTACAACACGCTGTTCCCCAGCGAAGACAACATCGCGTTCAACATCTGCTACTCCATCCCGAACGCGATCCAGAACCGCATCTGCTCGTTCAGGACGCGGGCGCAGTTCCTCCCCAACGGCGGGAACTACCTCGCCCGCCGCGCCTCCCGCGACATGACCGAGATGTCGGATGCGTGGGCTGAGGTGGTCGGCTTCCAGGCCGAGGCCGCTTACATGTTCCGCGACCTCCTCACGGGGGACGGCGGCGTCCTCAAGCACTACATCGACGGCAGCGGGGACGAGAACGACACGGTGGTCACGGCCCGGTTCCCCTCGTGGGAGTTCTACTTCGACGAGGCCGAGAGCATCTACCGCCGGCCCGAGTGCGCCTACCACGTGACCTACCTGCCGGTGGAGCAGGCCGCCGCGCTCTACAGGGTCGACGTCGAGAAGCTGCGCGCAACCTCGGTGACGAGCCCCACGGCCGCCGGGGTCATCTACATCACGAACCGCAACCTCTGCCGCATCGTCGAGGCGTGGCAGCGTGGGCCCGAGGGGCGCCACGTCGTCATCGCTGGACCCGTGGCGGTGCTGGACGAGGACTGGGAGTGGGACGGCTTCCCACTGACCATCAAGAAGTTCGACGAGCGGTTCGTGGGGATGTGGGGCGAAGGCGCGATCCGAAGGCTCCGGCCGCTGCAACTCGAGCTTATCGAGTGGGCGACCAGCATGCGCGACTCCCACCGCCTCACATCCCTGCAGGTCTGGCAGACGCCCGAGGACGAGGCTGGGCCGGAGAAGCTCAACAACGCGGTCATCAGGCAGGAGCGCTACCGCAACCGCGCCTCGACCGTCATCAATCCGTCCGCCGCCGGGCCCGAGATGTACCAGTACTACAACACCTGCAAGCAGGCGGGGTACGAGACCTTGGGCGTGGCGCAGGGGCTGGCCAAGGGCGAGAAGCAGCCCGGGATCACGGCGGCCATCGCCATCCGTGAATCCTCGGAGATCCAGACCGACCGCCTCGCGCTGCTCTCGCAAACCTGGGAGGACATCCGCGTGGATGCCGCGGGGTGGTGGTGGAAGCTGACCAAGAAGCTCGCCACGCGGGAAGAGAACCCCGTTGAGCCGAAGTGGCGCGGCGTCTCCCGTGGGGTCTGGCGCGAGCTCACGCTCGGGGACCTCGAGCAGGAGTTCGAGATCAGGCGGTTCCCCTCATCGGTGTTCGGGCAGACGGTCTCGGGCCGCTTCCAGCGCGCCACCGAGCTCATTCAGTCGGGGTTCATCACCAAGGAGGACGCGCTCAAAGCGATGGACATCCCCGACCTGGCCCCGCTCATCGACATCGCCCTGGCCGAGCCGTACGCGATGGAGCGCCTCGTGGACGACATCCTCGAGAAGGGCAAATACAAGACGCCCGACGAGCAGATCGACCCCGTCAACATGTACGAGTACGCGCGGAAGCGGTACCTCAAGGCCATCTCGGACGACAGCGACTATCCAGAGGAAAACCTTTCGCTGATGCGCAAGCTACTCGCCTACATGAAGCCCAAGGCCGACGCCGCGAAGGCGCCGCCCCCAATGCCTGCGCCGGTGAATCCCCCCGGCATCGCGCCCCCCGGCGCCGCCGTCCCACCTGGGGCTCCGGCGGGGCAGTCTCCCGAGGAAGTCCAGCAAGCCGCCGCCGGAATGGCTGCGTAACACCCAACGTCGAAACAGGAGAGTCCCATGGCGAAACAAGCAGCCGCGCCCCGCGGTGATGGTGGTCGATTCCAGCCCCGAGCCGAAGCGGTCGCAGAGGCCCCGAAGGAAGCCCCGGCCAAGGCGCCGCCTCAGTCGAGGGGTGGGCAGGAGCCCAAAGTCATCGCCTGGGACGAGCACGCCGATCGAGACTTCGCCGACGAGGGCACGAACGGTGGCCCCATCAAGATCGAAGAGGGCGATCGGGCGCAGGTGATCAAGTGGGACGACCAGGGCGGCACGGAAGGCCCCGGGGCTGCCGAAGACGCCTCGGGCGCCAGTGAGGTGGCCCTCGCGGCTGCAGCGCAGGCCAAGGCCAAGGAGGAGACCGCCACGCCGAACGAGCGCAAGACGCTCTCTCCCGAGCAGCGCCGGCGTGCTCTGGATGCCCTCGAAGGCGAGAAGGCGAAGCGCAGCGCCGAGACGGCCGCCAGGGCCGCGCAGGAGCGGGCAGACGCCGCGGAGAAGCGAGCCGCCGAGTTGGAGGCAGCCGCCAACACGCCGGTGCGGGAACGGGCCCGGAAGCTCCCGAAGGCCGAGCGCGATGCCCTCATGGAGGAGCTCCTGCTCGACAAGCCGGACGAGGACGCGACTGCGCCGCCCGCCAAGGAGGACCCGGCCATCACGGCACTCAAGCTCGAGGTCGAGCGGCTCAAGAAGGTGGAGGCCGACCGGGACGCCGAGCGCCAGAACGCGCGGATCCTCGAAGCCGATCAGTTCGTGGCCGAGGCGGTGAAGAACATCGACGTGCCGATCGTCAAGATCGCCCGCGACCTCATCATCGATGGCCAGCACATCCGCACCGGCTACGGCCTGGTCGTGGAGACCGCCTATCAGGCATGGATGGACGCCGGCAAGAAGGGTAGCCCCCAGGACTACGTCGAGGGCGCCGCCGATGTCGTCGAGCAGTGGCTCGCATCCAAGCGCCCCGAGCTTGCCGAGCTGGCCAAGCGCCCAACGGCAAGGACCGAGACCCAGACCGACGGCGAGCCCCGCCCCGTGGCCGCCGCGCGCGCCATCGGCCGTCGCACCGGCGCGCGCCCCGACGCCAAGCCCACGCCGCTCCCGCGCGACAAGACCGATCGTGACCTCCAGATCAAGAAAGAGATGGGCTGGTGATGGAAACCCTCGATGGGCGGTGTCTGTCACATCTCGACAGCATCAGACAAGCCGCCCATGCATCAGCTGCCCGCGTGTTCAAGACGAGCCATGCAGCCTTCCTAAATTGCTCGTATGAACTGCCGCCGTTCTGCGCGACGGCGCGCGACGGCGTCCTGGAGTTCCCTATGACGGGGCTCGGAGTCGTCGAGGTAGTGAGGGACGACGCGATTCCTGAATCCAAGACGATCGGATGCCCGCGCGAGGACCGCGATCGCCCGATCATCGAGATCCAGCACCTATAACGCAGCCCAGCAACGGGGACACTGTCCCCCCCTCGTTCGCAATCCTTGACACCTCCGATCGGAAAAGCCACCCGTGATGAGTTCCGGGTAGAGCGCCCCACGACGAAACGTTAACGGCGAAACACCAGCGCGCTCGAAGCCGGGTTGTTCCTCAACCCCTTCGCGAGGTGTTTCGTCATGCGTATTCTCACTGCGTTCGTTGCGCTGCTCGTCGTGGCAGCCGTTGCCGTTTCCTTCCAGTTCCATGGTCCAACCGTCGGGCTGATTGCCCTCTTTGTCGGTCTCGCCGCCCTCGATTCGTTCGCGGGTGCGCTGGGAATCGGAGGGGCGCTCACCGTCGCCGGTGGGACGTTCAACAACCTGCAGAACGCCTTGAAGCGTCGGTACGACGATGCGGCGCTCGGTGAGGTCGGGTGGTCCAAGGGCCCGCTCGGGGCGATGATTCGCAAGAAGGCGTGGTCAGGCCTCTCGCCCACCTACGCAATGCG